ACCTGCTGACGCAAGTCTTCGACGTGATCCCGCTTCTGCTGCAGTTCCTCGTCAGTGGTTGGCATCGTTTACACCGTCTCCGTCTCGAGCCAAAACTCCAAAGTGGATAGATACAGCCAAACGCCCTGCAAGTCATTACTCAAGTACCGCTGAGTTCTGATGCCGAACCTCTGCGTCCGCTCTGTGCTGCCGTTCATTACAACTGATAGCGACCGCAACCCTACCCTAAGCGAATCATCACGGTACAGCATGACCCGAATCATCTTCGATAAGACCGAATGGGTTGCAAGGCCGTTAAGCTCATCCATATCCTTAACAAACGCTTGAACACCGATGAGATAGGCCGAAAGAGTCGGTTCGTGAATGGACGGTTGATAACCAGTCATCTCATAGGAATCCTCAGTAGGATTCCACTGCGAACCAAACACACCAACTGATTGAGCAGGATCAGATTCACGAAGCGGACGCTTAACTACAAAAAGATCAGTATCTAGCGATTGACTACGAGTTGCAATGAGTTCTACTGCATTGTTAGGAAAAACTGGCGTAGCAGCAGTAATCATACCTGCGCCCTTTGCAGATACATCGCAAGAGCTTCGAGTGTGAACGCCAAATCTTTCTCGTTCATTCCTAACACTGGACGAGGAGGTGTCCGCGGATTATCCTTACCCTGCTGAGCGGTCTGAACCTTTTTTAAGAGCTCACCTGATGGCTTACCGGCTGGCATAGTGAGCACAGAACCAGCCGCAGTAATAGTCACACCGTAGTTCGACCTGGCAATGTACTCTTCTAGCTGTCCAGTGCGCTTGTTGATCGGACCTTCTCCGTACCCCATCTGAACACGAATTGCCTTAGTTGCATTCGTAAGTGGTGTCCACTTACCTACAACATCGTCACCCTCGCTAGCAAAGCGATTCAAAACACGCTCACGAAAGTATGGCTCAATCGTCTCGCCAAAAAACATTCCTAGAGCTTCGGCTGACAAAGACGTATCAAGCTTTTTAAGCATCGCTTGAACTCCAGCATCATCACCGATGATCTGGACATCAATAATTCCAAGCGGCCGACTCATCGAACCATACTCTTGTTGCCAAAAGGTGGATCGGTCTGTGGATACGGGAAAATACGAACACCATACTCGTTTGGGTATGGGTACCAGTACCGAGGGTTAGCGATTCGATCGTAGAACGCATCTACATTCGACTCGGTATCCTTATTGTACTGCATCGGACCAGTCAGATTCTCAGTAGTACCTGCATCGACCTTCAATGCACCATCCAGAGGAAGTTGCCCCTTGGCAATCATCTCCAAAGTTGCTTCAGCTTCCCTGACAAGCGACAATGCATAGGCATGAACCTGAGTCTCTTCTTTTGCCGCAGCAGCCGCCATCAACAGCCGCCCGCTAGCAAGAAAAACATTCAACCGCTTCAAAAGAAGACGAACGGGCTTCACCACAGTAGATGTGTCAGATGTATCCACGCGAGTCTCGTACACGAACCCGATTTTCGAGTCGATCTCATCAGCAGCATCATTGACATACTGCTCTTTCGACATATACCCAGGTGCCGGTATATCACCCAGCAACAGGTCAGTCGTTTGGCAGTAAGCATCTACCACAACAGGCGCAGTCACCGATCGTCTCCCCTTGAAGTCCCCCCGACGATGCTACTGATCCCCACCAGACTTCACCGGCGTTGCCTGAGCTTTGACCGGCTCGGGCTTAACCTCGGGTGCAGGCTCCTCCTCCTCAGGAGCTGCTGTAGCGAGGAGACGCTCTTCGATCTCCTGCTCAGCCTGCGCCTCCGGACCCTCTTCAGCCGGGTAAGGCTTGTCCGTCTCGTTGGCGTAGTTAGCGTACATCGGATCAGTGCCAACGTACCCCTCAGGTACTACTTCAGCCAGCATCAGGTCGCCAGTGGACACGGTTTCCGTGTACTCAGGCTGGTGATCGTTCTCCTGACGCGCAGCCAGGTCAACCTGCGAAGTCGGTGGGACGTTGAGTACCGGCTCAGTACCCGTTTCTTCCTTCTGCTTCTTATCGGCCATCAGAGGCCCCTTCTGTGTTGTTATTGCTTAGAGCGGCGGGACAGGCAGCCGTTGCCTGCCCCGCCGCTAGTTGTGCCTGGAGTTACAGAACCTTCATCACGTAGGTCAGTTCCATGTACGGGAACACCGGGAAGGCCTTGATGCCTGAACCGCGGACGTGCATCCAGGGGTCACGAGTCTCGTCTTCCCACTCGTAGTACCCAGCCTGCCAGTTGCCCTCAGGGTGAGGCGCCGTCAGCGTCTTGGCAAAGCCGATTTCGGTGTCGTCGATCGGTCCCAAAAGACCCGTGTTCTCGATCGAGTCGTTCGGCAGGAAGTACATCCGATCGTCAGCCAGGAACTTGACGTTGGTGATCGTCGAGCTGCCGATTGGACGTGTCCGGTACACCGAGTTGTACTCGATGAACTGGATACCAGTTGCCGCCGAGATCATCTCGACCGCAGCATCCTGCGACCAGCCGGCGATCAAGTAGTTCGGGTCGATCTTGGTCGCTGGCGTACCACCAACCACCAGGCCCGTCCGAGCGACGAACCGATCCGACTTCCAGAAAGTGTTGAGAACACGACGACTGGTGATACAGCGCTTGGGCCGCACACCGTAGGTGTCCCACATGAACTGAGACAGTGCGATGATGTCGCCGATGGGATCGTGAGTCGTACCGTTGTACAGACCACCCGCAGGTGCCTGATCCTGCTGACCAGCAGGACGCCCGTAGCTCACGGTCCACTTGATCTTGCCGTCGTTGTACGCGATGCCGCCGGTCTGAAGGGCTTGAGTAATCATCCACTCAATCCGGTTATCGAGGAAACGCCGACGCCGTGCATCCTCTCGAGCCAGCCGATTCTGGAACTGATCAATCGACCTGCCAGTGAAGTCGAGCTGAAGCTGGCCGACATCGACGCCGCGAAGCTGCTGCTGAATGAACATATCTTCGCGGTAGCGAGTCACATCGGACGCGGTGTACTTGTCCTTCAGTGACCAGTCGATCACAGCAGTCCGACCGAGGCCGTACAGAGTCTCATCCTTCTGGCTGAGCTCAGCTTCGGCGTCCTCGGCCCTTGCTGGCGCCAAGCCGTCTTGGAAGCCCTGCTTGACGTACTCGAAGATTGCGTCGTCCGTTGCCACCTCGAGGAATGGCGCGATTTGTGCCAGTCCGATGTGCTCTAAAGGGGGAAGCTTCTCTCGGATCGCGCCGAGCGACACCTCCTTGCGGATCAGACGATCCAGGCTGGTTGCCATGTGTCTCTTCTCTCTTTCTCAGCTACTCAGGCTGGACCGGATCAGGCGAAGTTCATGGTGAGACGCTTCTGCGCAATCATCGCAGCTGCAGTCGCGTTGGACAGAGGAATCAGGTTGCCACCCGCGTCCATCTCGAAGCACCAGGCCTGAACGACCAGAGCGTCGGTGACGGCACTGATCTCCACGTCGCGCTCAATGAGCTGCCACGGAAGGAAGGTCAGATCAATGCCGACGATGTTGGTCAGAGTCTGCCGACCGTCCGAAACACCAGCCTGAAATGGGCCGACCTTGCCAGAGTCGGCACCTGAAGTGAGCTTCGCCATGACAGTGCCCGGCTGCAGAATCTTCTGATTCGGAAAGCCGTCGATCGTCTGAGCAGGAACAGTTGACGCGGCGCAGGTGTAGCTCTCCGTAGCCACATCCTTCGTAGAACGGAGGAACTCGTTGCGCCCGAACGGTGTACGAGGGAGATTACCCTTGATGAAAGTGCTCATGTATGTTCTCCAGCGTCAGATGGTACTGGGATCGACGCCTGCAGCAGCGAGCTTGAGCCACGAGGGCGTCTTCTCGAGCATTGCCTTTGGCATCGTGGTCTTGTTGTTCTTGACGATCTCGCGAGCAACCTCGAGCTCGTCCTCAGCCTTGTTGCCGTGCAACTGAAGCTGAGCTGGTGTGTTGCCGTTCTCGTTGGTGATCCCATCAGGAGTCGGCTGCAGGCCAACGACAGGTGCCGCGACGTTCCACGTCTTGGTCCACCTGTCATACTGCTTGTCCGTCATCCCAGGCTCATCATCTGCGCCGAGTACGAGAGCTTCCAGGTCATTGACCTGGGCAGCTGTGATTTTCCTCTCATCACAGAGGTTCTTGATGAACGCCTTACGGTTGGCAACCTTCGCTTCCGTCTGCGCTCCTTCGAGTGCTGAAATGTGAGCCTGCACCTTTGCCGGATCGCTCACACGCTGCCCGTTGATGATGAACTGGAAGTTCACAGCGCCAGCACTGTTAGTAGGTGTCGGCTGCAGAGACTCAGACGACTGAGTACCCTCATCTACAGCAGGCAGAGGAACAGCCGGAGTCTGCTCGCCTTCGTTCTTCTTGTCCTCGTCCACAGCCGGAGCACCATCGGCAGGCTCGACCTTGGGCTCAGTTCCTGATTTGCTCTGATCCGCCGTGTTGCCCACGGAGGCCTCCTTGGCTCGATTGGTAATCTGCAGACGAAGCTGCTGAGGTGAGGGTGCCTCCTGGCGACCCGCGTAATTGAACACTGACAAATCCCAGTGGTTTGTAGCGGTTGGATCAGTTGGCTGATTGTTCACTCGATCCGCAAGGCCTGCATCCACTGCTTCCTGTGCTGTGTACCAAGCTTCAAGTTCCATGACAGAACGCCAGTCAGCAATCGTGCCGCCAGCATTCTGGGCATAGATATCAGCGATGTTGTTGCTGACCTTACCAAGCAGAGAGGCGGCTTCCGTCATATCTTTCTGATTGCCGATGCAGACACCCATCGCATCATGGATCATCATGGTAGAGCTCGGAGCCATGACAACCTCATCACCTGCCTGTGCAATGAACGCGGCAGCAGAAGCCGCCAGCGAGTCCACATACACAGTAACGGTAGCACTGTGCGACTTGAGGGCGTTGTAAATCGCCACACCGTCAAACACCTCGCCACCAGGCGAATTGAGATGCACGTCGATCCGAGAAGTCTCAACTTCCATCATCTGCTTAACAAAATCTGCAGCAGAAGTACCCCAGAACCCGATCTCGTCGTAAATGTAAATCTCAGTTGTATCTGAGTTCGCATGATTCTCAATGCGGAACCAGTCAGAACGACGATTGCGGCTCTGTCCAGGCTGTGACTCAGAATTTCGAGGCACACGACGAGGAAGTGCATGAATACCTGGATTCAGTGGCACCGTTCCGGCATCTGGTCTGCGACGGCTCATAATTGGGTCACCTTAGTATCGTTGCGAACGCGGCGCAAACATGGAGGCTAATTGGGTACAACCAACTGCGGAGGAATGACTGCTTCCTCAAGTTCTGCTTGACCCGGCTGTCGGATAACCACAGTATGCCATCGCAAACACTCACGACAATGAAGCTTTACTTTACCTTCAGTAACAAGAACCTCACCGTAGATTCTATGCTGCTTGAAGACTTTTACATGCACATACAACATCCCCTGCTCGTCTATCCCATAAGTCGCAAGCAGCGGATTCCTAGAACAAAAGCATCTGAGTTCTGAGCTAGTTCGCTCACGAGCCATGAGGAAGTTCTCCGACAATATTTTCAAGAACCTGCCCAAACAGCCCAACGAAACTATCAGGAGTAGCGAACTCATCTCTGCCGAGCGAAAGAGCATCCTTGATCCAGTTGTCCATGATCTTGTAAGTCTTGTCAGTAGCGTCACCATGATTGACTACACCGTCAGCCTGTGCAGCCTTCTGAAACTTCCGCTTGAAGCCCATGTTGATCTGTAAATCAGGTCCAAAGCTGTTATCGCGCCAAGCCGACTCAACTTGACCGCGGACTCGATCTACTATCTCCTTCGCTGTAGCCCGAGACTGAACCAATCGGTTGCCAACATTAGGCTCAGAAGTTTCAATTCCAGGGTTATCACCCTGACCAGGAGGAGTCGCGCCACCTGGAGAAAGAGGAGCGGCAGGCGGAACCGTCGTCTGCTGAATTTCCTCAATCGACATTCCCATTATCGTACCGAGCTGCTCCAAGTTCGGCTTAGCAAGCTGCTGCCGAATAAGCTCCATCATTATCTGCTTGATTACATCTTCAGAAATCGTGCCCAGTTTCTGGAACTTGATATGCGCTCGAGGAGCAGATGGGCTGAAATTATAATCCACCATCGGAGACAATATATATCTATCAAGAGCCAGTCCACGATCTGCATTTAGAGCATTCAGCATATACTGATAAACCTGCATATGCCCTTGACCAAGATTGTACGAACCGACATCAGCAGTTCGCAGCAGCAGAATCGGAGTAAACAGCGCCAGCGAGATCTCTTCATCCAACCGCGTCAGGTACCGCTCCCAATCAGCACCACGCATCTGAGACTCGAGGTACGCGATGTCGTAATCGAACGACTCTTTACCACTCACATCCTGAGTCTTCGTATTCGGGAGAATAACAACACCCCGAGAACGCAGATTCTGCAGAATATGCATCATGTACTGATTACCCTGCATCATCTGACCAGGCGCGAACTCGATCTCCTCGTCGTAAGGCGCTCGACCAATCGGAGTCGGCTCACCAAAGCGCTCGTAGTACCGATTGGCGTACATATGAATCAGAATACTGAAAAACCAGCTGGTGAATGCAGGCTTAAGCAGCTTACGCCCGTAGTAGTCGCCATTCTCCATCAAGATTGGATACCAGAACGTATTTTCCACAGGGATCGGCCAAGAGTAGCCCCACTGCCTAATCCCAGCATACTTACGAGTCTTCGGAGGGATGTGTCCAGGAGGTGCCCATAAATCCTCAAGCTCCCAGTTGACAGCACACTCCTCGGGCACCAAGTCCTTTACCTTTGTCAGAACAACCGAGCGCCCGTTGTAATCATTATCCCACTCCAGCGCAGCTGGAGAATAACCAGACCAGTTCGCCTGTGACATACACCGATTCAGCATCGTCCAGTTAATATGCATCTGCTCGTCACAGAAATCAGCAATCTTCTTATCAGAGCACTCAACACGGAATTCAGTCTGATGCTGCATGAAACTCAACACGGCCAGGGACAGATTCACCTGATAATGATCTCGCATGCCGCGATAATCGGCGAGATTCAACTTCGAAAGATCAAACTGAACGATGCCTCCACCTGGAAGCGTCAGATAATGAATTTCCCGCCCAGCCCAGTCACCATACTGCGTACCCAACGCAGGCGGCGCAATCTTTTTGTTCAGAACCTTCCCTGAAGAGATCGGCTGACCATCTGGCCCAAGCAGCTGTGCGGGCATATTATCTTCCGTTCGGTTTGAGCCTCTCTGGAATCGTCAGTCCCATTGCCCCAGTTACGTTCGGCGGAATCGGAGCCTTCAGTCCAAATCCTGGATTGGGGAATGGAAGTACAATGCCAGACGGCATTCCTTCGGTACCTGTCGCGGGCAGTTCATCGGTAAAAAGATCAAAAGTGTTCAACCTGGGCGAGGATACACCACGTCTATACGTTCGGTCCCCCATGAGCGTATAGACACATCCTGCCATTGCGTCCGCGACATCTTTCGAGCCCTCTGCAGGGTGGTCAACCTTCTTGCCTGTATCAACAAGCTGCATGAGCTCATTAATGGCAACCTCAACCTGTACGAGATCACCATTCTTCATGTAAGTCATGTAAGGTGGAAACTCAATCCGATCGCCATAGATGGCTTCTCTCAAATCCTCATACGGCTGTTTCGACCTGTCCATGGACAGATCATCAACACGAAACTTCTTCTTCCGCAACGCCTGCTGAGTATCTGTAGACTGGAAGCCATCCATTGTTACCTTATAAATGTTAAAACCTCTGTCCTCCTTCAGAATATACAGGTACTTCCGAACATCCGAATAAATAATCTGCTGACCAGGAGGCGCCTTGATCCGCATAAGCGCATCAAGAATAATATAAGGCTGCATCTCACCTTCGTCATCCTCAACGATGTGATCCACATGTCCCATCGCCATACCAAGAGCATCCTGAGTCAACGCAAAGTCGATGTGTACAGTCCGCTTTCGACGGTCACCATTCGCCTTAAACCACTCCTCGAAAACGAGCTTATTCTGGTCCGGTTGTACTGGACTACCTTGTGCGAACCTGGCAACCCAACGGTCACGCGCCGCCTTGATTGCCCCAAGATTTGAGATGAACGCAGAACCGACAACCGGCGGGTAACCGGCGAGGTCACGAAGAGCCTTCTCTGGATTCGTCGTAAACTGGGTACGGTACGCATTCGGAATCTCAATCAGATTAGAGTTAGTAATCAACCCAACTACACCTGATGGAATGATCTTCTTCGTCTCAGTATCATACCAAAAGCTGGCACGAGTACCATCGGACCTAGTAAACCGATGCCACCCCAGAGACTCCCAGATCGTCATTCTCATTGTGTAAGCTTTAGGATCCTTCAAGAACTCTCTGTACTTACGAGCAGCGAACCCAACTGACTTCTTCATCTGGCCGATGCAGATAATCAAACCCTTGTGTCCCATATCCTCGCCATCACTGTTACCGAAGTCAGTGAATCGAGAAGCAATACGAGACTGGATGGCATCAAAACCAACATCAGCGTAATCCTTGTTATCAGTCAGCTTATGACTGTCCATTTCATCTAAGATTCCACCCAGAATGTTGTAACCTTCAAACATTGTCTCAGAAGAGCCACCGGGAAGAATCCAGATATCCTTCGGAAACCGAATCTGCTTAGTAAAGTCTGGATCATGTGGGTAGTTGTTGATGAACCAAGGAGAAGCCTGGATTCTGGCCAGGATATCACCAAAGATCACCTCCAGTGCCTGCTTAGAACTGGTAGACATCTGCATAAATGCAATACGCGAACCAGGCATAAGTTCAAAAAATGCTTGCGGATTCTTGAGACACAAAACCCAATGTGCCATATACGGCAACGCTATGCTGGCAAATGTTGTCTTACCAATGCCGATACCACCTGTTACAAGTGCTCGTTCAAACTTAGAAATACGATCAGCACTTACTTCATCACCAAAGATGTCCATAAGCGCGTGTCGTAAACCAGGCCGAACCATATCCCCCAGCTCTAGATAACCCTCACCGAGAAATTCAGAAATAGACGCAGGCTTTTCCTCAAAGTCAGGATGTTCAACAAGCCATCGAGTCTCTTCAGCCACTCTGACCGGATCAAAGGTTATCACAACAACCTCTAGACTGTCCGCGGCCAAGGAGGAACAGGAGCTTTACCATTGCCATTCCATTTGGCAACCCACTGCTCATTTATCAACTTAGCGACTAGGTCTGTACCATCTAACAGGTACACATCTGCAACATACTCGCCACCATACTTGTAGTTCTTGATTGTAGCAAGTATAACAGTGGTACCAACGGGGAGTTCTTGTGTTAAGTTCTCAGTCGCCGCCTTTCCAGCTTCCGTAGTATGCTCAGCAGCATTGCAACCGTTGAGTCTCAATGGATAATCCATCGTCCAGTCTTTCATCCCCTTGTCAATATCGACTCGAAGAGTATCGCCGTCTACCACACGCCGAACGATGGCAACGTAAGGCCGCTCTTTAGGAAAGTCTACATTCATGTTGACTCTTCCTTCGCCTCAATAACCTTAGCTTCAATCACCTGCCGCCGCTCATCAGGCTTGTGCATACCTTCAAATAGACCCTGAATCATGGCTGGAGTGATGTCAGAACGCTTCACACCTCGAGCTTCAAGCTCTCGAATGGCCGCAGCAACTGCTTCTCGAGGATTAGTATTGACTTGCACCGCCGATCCGCCGCCGACGTTGACCTGCACCTTTGCACCACCAGTCAAAGCCGGATTCAGCAGCTTGGCGAGTTTGACACCCTGGTCAAACACTTGCGCCTGCATCTTGGTGACGTGAGCATCCACCTCACCAAAAACCTGTTCAGTCTTATAACCTCGCTCGAGGCGCCGAGCACCGGCAGCTAACACAGTACCCAAGCCGTCGATAATAAGATCAGCGTCTCTGCTGTTGAAGTAGCGGGCTAATTCCGTAGGCTCTGCTCCAGGCACAGTACACACCGATCCACTTCTGTAGTATTTACAGTCATTTGAAAGTGAGCATGTATCACAGAGGAAACGATCCCCTTCAGATTTCTTTGCCATGGTCCCCTTCGTAGAAGGGGACTTCGTTTCAACGGGCTTGAACTCAACAGTCGATGAGGTAGTATCCACCTCGATTGAACCACGAGTTTTGAACTTAAACAACTTGGCATAGTTCTCGCCCGCCCAAACCGCCGACTTAATGTTATACATGCAGCGATTGCGGGGAACTTCCAAGTCCTTCGGCTTGAAACCAAGCACGGTCACCCACTGAGGATACAGCTGAACATACTCGTAGACCTCTTCCTTACCAGACGGCAAGTGAATCTTGCCCTTCTGTGCAGCAGCACGAGGGTCAATGTCAGCTGCACCAAAACCCATCCCAAAAGCGATCTTCCAGCCATACAGACCGTGAACATGGATGATGCAGTCGGGATGATCTTCCTGTAGCTCTTTGATGTAACGGAAAAAAGCACGCCCTGGACCAGTATTGCCAGGTGGGCTACCAATTATGACTACTCTGTGTTCCTGTCCGAACACTGGGATTTCGTCTGATTTGACTCCTTTTGTGGGCTTGCAGATCTCTTCGTCCTCGCCCACCGGGTTAGCCACAATTTCTTCGAGTAGTATGGCATCGTCACCATACTCCCAAGTCGGATATACAGCGGTCGGTGAGTCAAGTTCATCACCCTGTCTATATTCAGCAGTTCCCTGCTCGCCAATGCACAGAATTCGCCAAGGGAAAGCTGTACCGTAGTACAAGCTAGCATGCTTGATCGGGTCGATTCGTTTTTTCGCCAGAGTACCTCTGTCCCAAGCGATACGGTACTCGCCGCACTCAACCATCTCCCTGATGTATGAGTGCGGATTTCTAAACCACGCCTCGGTGCTCAACTGGTAGCTCCTTTATCGGCGGCGATAGTCCCTAGATAAGGTAACCGATGATTAACACACCCGCAAGCAAGAGCGCCACGCAGCTAACTGCGTGGCGTTCTTACGGGATACCTGGCCGGGTGACCACTGCCATCGTAACATATGCCGATAGTACATTAGTGCCTCAGAGCTATGGACAACGGACAATGTTCACATTACAATACGGTTATGCCAGACGAAGAGTTAGCCAAGACTCTAGCTAGAATGTTCATAGCCAGGCGAGATGTTAAGGCCCGTCAACATGGTAACGGTGCTTATATGCCAGTCACAGACAATGGGAAAGCAGACGGCAATCGAGTATCTTGGAAACTGGCCGATATCCTAGAACATTTAGCCAGAAACCAGACATACGGCCACTATTTACTGGACCGTGAGAGCATGTGCAAGCTGTTCGCCTTCGATGTTGACCTGACCGAAACAGGCTGGCTACCTCGGCAACCTTACGGACCAGATAACATCGAGAGCGACTCACTCTTCGTACCCGCCAACCCAAGAACAGCATGGCTGGATCGAGCTCATCCCGGCAGATCGTGGATGAAGCTGCAATTCAAGCTGGTAGCCAACAAACTCATGCGTGTCATTCACGAAGAGCTCGAGATCCCTTGCGCTGCCGCCTATTCAGGCAACAAAGGCATCCACGTATACGGCTTCACCGGCCACGGACCAGCTCCTAACGCTCGAACGGCAGCACAGTTTGTATTAGACTCACTAGATGAGTTCGAGCCTGTCCGCGGAGGCAGCTTCTTTAGATTCAGAGATCAGTCTGCACTAGACGGATACCCGAACCTGACCATTGAGCTGTTCCCCAAGCAGGATTCTCTCGATGGTAAAGACTTAGGCAACCTTATGCGGCTACCTTTGGGACGCAATCTGAAGACAAAAGACCCAACCTTCTTCATTGATATGACTACAGCACTCGGAGAAATGAAGGCAATTGATCCGATGTGGGCTTTAGGTGAAGGGGCTCTCAACCCTTGGAGGCGTCCTGATGAATAGGCGGTGTATATACACCTGCTCATAAATTTCTGTAGAAACACAGTATTGAGTACTCAGTTGGATAAGTACTCAGTTGAATAAGTACAGAAATACATTAAGAAACCCCGCCGCAGGGGTGTGAGGCGGGGTTTCTCTCCCCCACGAGGGAGTGGGGAGTCTAGCTCCGAGGAAGGCCGACGCCGGTCCCAGTGTCTTCAACTTCCTCGCGTTCCGGTACTTCGTCAGGAAAGCCCTCGCCGGTGTCTTCGACTTCTTCCAAATCAGGCTCTTCTGCGAGAACTTCGCCCTCTTCTTCGGGTACTGGTGCGGTTTCAGTCATGCTTTTGCCACCTCCTCATCTGTAGCCGAATCATACACAAGTGATGCAGATGCAGCCGACTTTGTTACGTTCGCTCCAGTAGCCAGCAGACCCATAACCAGCGACAACAAGGCTGCAAACGCTGCCATATCGACAGCGTGCAGCCAGTATACTGAAAACAGGTTTATGGCACCAGCTCCCAGCGTTGCCAGAAGCGACTGCACAAACGTTTTGCCAACTCTGACTCCTAAATCAGGCCAGAAACTCAGAGTTGGCACCTTCCAGCTTGCAAGAGAGGTCAGGAGCGATACGACACCAGCACCGAGCGCAGTAGCCACAGCTCCGTACCAGGGAATACTACTGATCTGATCAACCGCTGGAATGGCTGCGAACGCTACAACAACAAACTGCTGCAGCGTAGAACGCCCAGCTCGATCAAGCATATCGAGTACAGGCTTTGGTAGCCTCATAGCACTCCCTGTTTCGTTGCTACTTCCCTGAAGATCTGTTGTCCGCCACCAGCGCCATGAACTCAGAATAAGGCAACGCAGTCGGCGCCTGCGGAATCCCCATCTTCTGATAGCAAGTCAAAGCAGCCGGGTTGGTGATGTGGTGAAGGCCTCCATCTGAATAGAACAGGAAGATGCCTGGCCAGGGTGTTCCTGCCGGAATGCCAGCTTTGTCAATGACAACAATACGCATGAACTCATCCTCGTCTTCCGTGATTGGCTTGATCGGTGGAGTCGGCTGCGGAGGTGGCGCAACAACTGCCTGCAGGTGTGAACCGCACGCCGCCCGAATGAGAAGATTCTCGTCAGCATTCTGACTGAACCAGTAATTTCCGGTTTGCCAGATAGCTGCTGGAGTCGCCGCTTGTGCAGCTGCGATGTAACCTCTTCCGTAATTCGGTGGCTGGTATGGTAAGCCATCGTTTGACCAGCTTCCTGCATTAGGTCGCCAACCGTATCGGATGATCCTCAAACCCAGAGCGTGCTTGAGATACTGGGTGCCGCCGTAACAGTCCACAAAATAGTACCCCTGCAAAGCTGTATTGTAAGCCCGCAGGTAGGCGTCCACGTTGCCGAACAGGGAAGTATTGGCAGCTGCATCCCAGGAACAGTAGATAGAAGCACCCTTGTTGAGTCCTCTAGCCTTCCAGAAGGCCAGATCAGCAGCTCCATCTGCCTGACCGGCACCTGCACCTTCCGTGACCCGAGTCTCATACCACTCGCAGTTAGCAATGAAGTCCAATCCAGCTGCTACGGCACGCTGAATCTCGCCCGGCTCACACAGCTTCCAGTGAGTATTCGTGTTGTTGTTGCCCAGTCCTGCTGAGTATCGCATGATGAACTTCGCGCCAGCTGCCTTGATGGCAGCTTCGCCAGGCCGGGCACCCGAGAAGTCAATTCCGACATCGCCCACAGCGAGTGTCATAAAACTGTCCTTTCGTCTCCTTCAGGAAACTTAAGACACTAACCGATCGTATATCCACGAGCAAGCATGGATCACCCTACTAGCTTCACAGCCAGCCGACTAAGTCTTCTTAAGAAAAGAAAACTTGAATTGCGATGATCAGATTACCCGCAAAGCCGTTACCAGTGTTAGCAGTACCACCCGAGTTGACCAGAGTAACGCCATAAGTAAAGTAACCACCCGAGTTTGTGACAGTATTAACCTGCCACATCATAAAATTAGCTGCGTTGCCGTATTCCTGAATGTATATCTGGTCTCCAGGTTGAATATCGGCAAGTCCAACTGTCGCGTCCAAGCTGTCCTGAGTCAATATGTCAATAGTCAGATTCGCCGCCGACAACTGAGCAACAGTATCCCATATAACCATGCCTGCGCCAGGGTCACCGCTCTGACTGGTTACCCGAGCGCGGTACTTCAGGTAGTTGGATTGCCCAGATTGACCAGGAGGCCCAGGCGGTCCAGGTGGACCTGGAACTCCCTGCGTCACAGGCACACCACTAGAGGCAGCAACCGGCACCAGAGTAGAAATATCAACAATCCCACCTGCTGGGATTTTGAAATGTACAGGCGCAGGGTTCTTAACGCCTATCAGCTCATAGTAAACACCCCAGGTGAACCCTGGATTGCTGATCCCCGGTGTGTCTGAAGCTACTAATCTCAAGCCGACACCGCCGTTCGGACCTGAGATCACACCACCCGCGAGTGTAGTCTTGATCGGAGTCAGAAAGACAGTTTCCCCCGACAGAGTAAACCAATCAATGTCGGGCCTTATTATCAAAGACCCCTCTACTGGCACCTCGTCAGGATCGTAACCAGTATCCGCGGAGTCGATAATTGACTTCGTAAGTACCCCTGTAAGTGTGCCATAACTCAGAACTGCAGCCATATGAGCACCGTACTCAGGCTGTCAATCATGGTACGTTGCTGGCGCACTATCACCGGCTAAAAAGACTTACTTAAGGAATTTCGGGGGGTCCAAGATCCATACTATCGGCACATTTCCTGAGTCTACTACTTTGATCTTCCGATAGCGTTTTCGTGCCCGTAGGGGGTTGACATCCGGCCATCCTAGGGGTTAGCTGTGCGGTCATCCCCGTAATGATTGCTAACCTTATGACTGCCTTTAACACGGTCTTTATTCC